TAGCAGCAGTGATGCAATGGGAACTGGCGAGGCAGCAACTCCTGTACTATCAATGAGCTTTGAAACTACACGCTTCCTGGGGCAGGATTATGTCAGCACTGACCAGTTGCAGGCAGCGATGATGGCAACGGAAAAACGTGCAGCAGCGGCTGGAGCAAAGGCTGGTGCTGCGCAAGTTACCAGTAAGTTGCAGCAATCACCGGCCTATCGCAGACAGGTAGGTTTAAGATGAGCGTATTTGTTATTGGTAATTTTGTTACTTTTACTGATACTGCAGGTGGTATTACAAGATGGCAGAACTTTTTTTCTGAAGGGCAGGTTACCTTTGCAGGCAACACATATCAGCTATTGCCATTTAATTATCAAGGCGCACAAAAAACAAAAAGCGGCGATAACATCAGCAGCCAGCTTACGTTACCCGCAAACCCATTAACTTTGAACTGGGTGCAAAGTGCAGTAAATACTGGCTGGCAGGTAAATGTGAAAACATATCAGCTTACCGACGCTTACGACCCATATTTATTATTAGGTGACGAAACCTGGATTGCGACTGGATTAACGTATAATACACAAGCGGTCGAAATGGAATTAAGTAGTGCGATCGATGCAATTGGTGCCCAATCGCCTAATATGCGAATCAGCCGTGAAGCCGTCGGCGCATTGCCAACCACGGGCGCTATCAGATCCGGCTGATCTTATCGGGCTGCCATATCGTTTAGGCGCTGAACCAGCGCGGCATGGCGCTACAGACTGCATTAATTTATGCCGGTGGGTATTGGAATGGTATGGGATTGAAGCACCAGTACCAGTCCGCAGTTGGTACCGGCGTTTACATGCAGGTGATACCTCTATATTCAAGGAGCAATTAGACTTATGGGGAACACCAGGCGAAACTGGTATTATTGCGTTAGTGCAAGCTGTTGACAGTTTTGGACTAGCTGTTTTCTACGACACCGGATGGCTTCATTGCAGCGCACAAACCAACCGGGTGATATGGTCACCAGTCGTCAAATACGAGGCGCGATATTGCCATGGGAAAAGCAATTAATTGATACTTTAGGGCTGACGATTGAAGAATATAACTGGTACGCAAATGCAGTGGCAAATTACCGCCCAGAGCGCGATCCAGCTTATGACGTAGTGCCGCATGTGGTATGCGATCCAATAACAGTTGGTATTGTTACAACAGTAGTTGGCATTGGCGCTAGTGTTGCAGCATCAGCAATGGCACCAAAGCCAAAGCTGCCACGTCAGACTGATCCAGCGCAGCAGCAGCAGCAAGAGCAGCGTGGTGCTGATGTAACAGGTGCTAGCGTCAATGGTTCTAATCGGTTTACTAATGTTGATGGCTTTACTTCAGTACAACCGCTTGCACGACTTGGTGAGTCGATGCAATTGGTATTTGCTAACCGTCGTAATAACTATGGCGGTGTAAGAGTAGAAACAAAACTGCTGTGGTCGCAATTATTAAGCCAAGGCGATGGGCAGGAACTACTAGCAATATTCCTAGCTAATGGTGGAGAGTTGGCATCACAACCAGATTTTGACGGGATGGGTATTGGCGATAGCTTATTACGTGGCTATCAAGCAAGTAAATTAGCCATATATTTCAGGAATGGAGATTCAACTAATCGTATAGGGATTAATAATAGAATAGTGCCTCCCGGCATAAATGCAGCGGATTTATTACAACCACGCGATGCAAGTGATGTATTTCTAGCAGAATTAAAAACTAATAATAATATGCAACCAATATTTAGCGGAGTGCGGATACCATCTACCATGACAACATTTGGCATATCAGAACCATTGCGTAATGCGCAAGGGTTTAAGTTGCCTTATAAACGTGTCAGAGACGTTAATCCACCTGAGCCAATATTTCAGTTTAACTTTGAACTCTGGGCAAGAGATCAGGAAGAATATCAAAAGAAACTTGCGACAAAAAATGCAGCAGTGCAAGAGAAATATAAAGTTGAATCATTATTTGCATCACGAACAGGCATTATGCGGGTGGAAGGCAAATCAGAGCCTAGCAATCAAAGACATCTAGATCTTGATGTAGTAGCAGGTGATATTATACAATTTGAAGTTTTTGAAGGCAACGTTAGCAGCACGTTTGGCGAGTTTGGCAATAGCGATATAATTGCTAAAGAAAATAATAACAGGCAATCTGTTGATGATACAATTATTGTAGGAGAAACTTACCTTGTTGCTGGTGCGGAAGCAGTTTGCATATCCGAAAGCTCTAACGAATTATGGACTACCAGCAAACCAAAAACTTTTAAATTTAAGGTTTTAGATGTAGGCAGAACTCGCGTAGTAAATGTAGGGCTTGCTTGCCATCTTGCTGATTTTAGGCAAGAAAATTTAGGAGCTTTTAACAATCCAGCTTATGGGCCTACATTAACAAAACTAACAATTGCGCATTTTACTACAACAAGAAAATTAAATCAAGTTGAAATTGGAATTAAATCTCAAGTATATAAACGGTTTGCAGGAATTGCTAATTTTGCTAGTATCCCAGATGAGAGCACTTTAGCAAGAATTGAAAACGGCGGCAATAACTTTAATGTTGGGACTTACAGCGAATATGGAATGCGCTATTCGTTTTTTAGGCTTGAAATTAGAGAAAAAGGCGGTACCGGTTATGTGCGATTAGTAAATCGACCAGGCGGCATATTTGCAGTGAAGGGGCGAACACCTGTAAGCCAATTCAATTTTATACGGGTTGCTTTCCCCAGTATTGAAAAGCAATATGAGATTAGATTTAGACCAGTAAGTGGCGGCCAATATCTTGCAGTTCAATTTAATTCCGGCAACCCTCTGTGTGTACTGGATTCAAGGACAGGTTCAGCGCAAGAATATACAGTGCAAGATAGCATTTTAGGCAGCTTCCAGGTTTCTTTTAAGGGTCATCTAGAAAGAATAACTCAAGGTACTGCAACTAATGAGGTAATGTTTTATGGTGGCAAACCAACCCAAGGTTTAGTAACAGGATTTACACCGATAGCATACTCAGCAAATAATGCCTTAAACGCCACCACTTTTGCTACAACTGGAGGATCAGGTTCGGGGCTAACAGTCAGGGTGGAAAGTTTCCCTAAGCCAGATTTCAGTCCATCAGGAACTGTAGTGACAGGTATGTCAACTCGATGGTTGCATATGGGCATCATGGGCGCTCCAGAACCTAGTTACGAAGGCCAAACACATACAGCAGATGTACAATTTAACTACGCAACATTTGATCCCGCGTCAGGTGGCAATGTTAATCATTTTGTTATAGTAAGACTTACTTTAAGAGCCACATCCCTTGCAACATATGGGTATTTTGGCAGTGGCTACGGAATACGAATTGCTAATGGCTATCCATATGATGACGATGAAGGGTGGGGAAAACCATTGCTATGGGTCAATCAAAACTTAGCAAGTTCAATAGTTACGATAATTAGTGATTCTAGTAGTTATGACGAATCTTCAAACGCCAGTTTTATACCACCTAATGGTGAATATACGATAAGTAAGCCTAACGGATTTGCGACACCATATAATGGCACAATACTAACGCGCATTTACGTTACATACGCAGCCCAAACAACATATATTGCTGGGCTATCAATTGCCAATGGCGGTGCAGGTTACAAGGTAAATGATCGAATTACTGTAGTCAGCAGTACCATCAATATCCCGCAAATTATAATTAACGATGTGGCTTCCCCGGATATTGTGCAAAGGATTGAGGAGCCATTTGATGCGGTTGCTGATGTATATATGAATGACGGGCAGGAAGGAAGCCATGAGGCAGGCCCTGAGCATCAAATTGTTTATGTAAATGAGCAACGACAAAACTTTTTAACTTTTAATGATAATACCGTTTCATATGCTCCTAAGTATGAAGACATGACACTATTAGGGTTGCAATTACGCAGCGGCAAGGAATGGAGCAGCTTTAATAATTTTACGTATTATGCCAAGCAAGGTTGCAAAATACGTAAGATAATAAATGAAGCCAACGGCAATACCTACGACGTAACCAGTACTGCGGTTGAAGCTGCATCAAACTTATACCCAGAAATTTTATACCACCTTGTGGCTACATCTAGCTTGATGCCTACGACCATGATCGACTGGGATGGCTTTGCGGAAGGCTGTAAAGTATGTTTAGCAAATAACTTCTACTGGGATGGTGTGTTATCAGCACCAGTAAATATCAGAGATTGGGGCCATGAGAATGCACAATACTTCTTCTTAGATTTTATGGTGCTCGGCGGCAAGTTATCGCTACAGCCAACATTCCCGGTAGTAAAAGGGTCAGGTTTAAGCGGCTACACATTAGCTGGTGCGTATAATCGCAAGCCAGTAATATCCGCTTTATTTACTGATGGTAATATTATTGAAGATTCACTTAGCGTGAACTGGTATCCTGCGGAGCAACGTAAAGCACCGCAGATATTAGTTACGTTGCGTGATGAGGTGGAGAACGGATTTGCTGAAACTCGCAATATTTTAGTAAGTCGCGTTGGAACAGATAATCCACAAGTTGAGGCTATAGATTTTACAGGGTTTTGCACTAGCGCAGATCACGCCATACAATTTGCAAAATTATTAATTAACATTAGATTCCATGTAACGCATGTAATAGCATTTAAAACTTTACCTAGTGGTTTAGCCTTACAGCCAGGGCAATATTTCCGAGTGTCAAGCCAAGCAAGACATCTGGAGCGATTCCAAAATGGTTATGTGCTTGAGGACAGTACGGTGGTATCTAGCAACCCAATGGCGGCTGGCACCTATACCGTTTATTTCTGGCGTTCCGGCATGATGCAAGTGGAGGAGAGGTCGATGGTAATTGGCGCTACAGGCAAAACAACGCCTGAATTTGCCAATAGTGTGTTTACGGAATATAATGACACGACCAGCAACCGTTTATACAAGGCAGAGCAAATCGCTTATGATGAGGAGGGGATGGTGGAAATAACTGGTAGCCATGTACCACTGATGCCTGATGATGGCAGGATTACGTATTTAAACATGGACGACGCACTGTTTACGATACAAAACGAACAATGAGCACCGCAGGCCCTAATTTCCCAAACCTTGTGCCTACAGCACGGTCAATGTCGCCTGGTGATTTTGCCAGTAAGGTTTTTCGTTCGCAAAGCGGTGTTGAATCACGGGTGCAATACGGCAATAAAGCATTTGATAAAACGATAGATTTAGAATATAGCAATATTACTGAAACTGATGCTGCTCTTATCCATGATCATTATTTAGCTTGTAACGGAACGTTGTATTATTTTGGGTTACCACAAAAACCTAAAAGTGGCAATGAAACATTTCATGTAAATGATGAAAGCACTAGCGCATCCAATCGTTATAGCGCTGCTCCATTTGGGCTAAGATACCGTTATGCGGAGCCACCGCAGTTCAATAGCGTAAAAAGTGGCCGCATGTCCGTTACGGTAAAACTAATTGGAGTGCTTGACTCATGACCTACTACAGCGGCAAAGACGGCACATTGACTTATAACGGCACTCAGGTGGCTAAGGTCAGCAACTGGAGCGTATCTAGCACAGTTGATACGCTCGAAACCACAGTATTAACCGAAAGTGACCGCAGCTATGTTCCGGGGCTTAGAACCATAAGCGGTAGTGCCACTGTATTTTATTATGATTCAGCACCGGTTTCATTGCTAGAGCGTGTGGTAAAAACTGCTGTAGTTAGTGAGTCTGACATATTAATAATTAAACTTGGCTGGGGCACCAAGCTTATTCAAGGTAGTTGCATCATTACCAGTGCAGAATTAAGTTGTGCTGTCGGTGAAGTAATGCAAGCCAGCATCCAGTTCCAATTCACTGGTGCACCAACAGGTGTGACGCTATGACCGTTTACCTAGGTAATGCAGGTAATGTAGAACTTATCAGGGATAGTGGCGATGTTATTGCAGGGACAATAGCACCTGCAAACGTTAATGTTAGCAAGGGAATGTTTAGTTTTGATTTTAGTTTTGGTGCATTTGTTACAGGTGATTTTGTAGAATTTAGTAGTGCATCTACATTATCATTTGTATCAGGATGGGCGTATCCTAAAGGTAACTGGTTTGTTAATGTAGACCAGCTTGGCGGGTTGCGGTTATACAATACGTACTCTGATGCTATTGCTGGCACATCAAACAACAGAGTTGCATTGGCAACACCCGGCGCTGCCGTTGCTGTTAGCTGCAAAATCCTTAATTCAGTGCCAAGGATATTAGCAAATATTATACGGTTCGAGTTATCAACTGATCGTGAGGCTGTTGATACTTCTAGTTTAGGCGATGAATTTAGGAATCAATACAGCACCTTGATCACTGGATCAGGCAGTATCGACTGTATTTTTGATTATGCAACCGCAGGACAGACTGAAATTGCAGTGTATCTGCATAATCTATTACTGCGTCAACAATTTGGCAGTGACTTTAAAGCTAATCTTTATATCTTAACTGAAGGCCAGGGTCAAGGCGTCAATGCCAGCAACGATTCAGTGTGGTACGAAATTCAAGGTGTGATGACTAATGCAGCTATCCAATGCACTGCTGGCGATATAATTGAAAGCCGATTTACGTTTGTTACTACTGGCGAAATCAAGCTACGAGTGCAAACTGTCACTTGGGCTGACCTGTTGCTCAACTCTGCGGGTGATAGACTGGTACTAAGCACCGCTGATGGTGACATTCTAGAACTCGGAGAGGAGCTTTAAATGGCTAACCAGCGGATAGATCAGCTAACTGCTGAGAGCACGCCAGCAGCAGCAGATGTGTTGCCAGTATTTTCTATTGCAGGTAGTGACACCAAGAAAATTACAGTTAAGAATTTAGTACAGCAAGGCGCTGCATTAGTAGATGACGCATCAATACCAGTAGCCAAAGTCAACTTAAGCGGCATCAATGGCAGCAACCTTACGAATGGCACGGTAACCGCTGCCAAATTGGATACCAGCACCATCCCAGCCACTGGTGGCGTAACGGTTAGCAGCAGCAATCTGCAACTGGTAGCACCTACCAGCCCGATTGTTCGTAATGCTGGTACTGGCAGCCTTGAACACGCAGTTAGCGGCGTGACCGCTGGCACCTACACAAAAGTCACGGTTGATGCCCGAGGCCATGTGACTGTGGGGGCAGCAGTAGCAGCAGCGGATTTGCCAATTGCAGTATCGGGCACCGTTGGCGTAATGTCACCCGGCACCGGGCTTAGCGTTACAGGTGGCGGCGTACTAAATCACACCAGTAGCATCACGGCTGGCACAACAAGCGGCTTTACTTATGACGCCCAAGGGCATATTACTGGCACGGTTGCTTTAGCTGGCGCTGATTTACCTATTGCCACCAGTAGCGTCAGAGGTGCAGTACGACCTGGGACAGGTTTATCCGTAGACGGTAACGGCATTTTAGCTGTAACTGCCGCGACCAATGCAGCATTAGGTGGTGTTATCGCAGGTAGTGATTTTAGTGTTAGCACTGGCACGATCTCGCTTGCAGCTCAGGCTGGTATTGCCGCTGGTCAATATACAAAAATAACAATAAATAGCAAAGGCATTGCAACTGCTGGCACGGTACTATCAGCAGGTGATATACCAAACCTTGCAGCATCACAAATCACAAGCGGCAGTTTGGATATTGCGCGTATTGGAGCTAATACAATCACAGGCGCTAAGATAGCAAATTACGCTATCACCAAGATTGGCGATACACAGCCAACAGCAGACCAAATTGGGCAGTTCTTTTTTAACCCTCTCAGCCGTGACTTATTCCTTTGGGATGGGAACGTTTTCCAGCCGATTGGTATTTCAGTTGGTGAGATTGTATTTGCCGGAACCTTTGATGCCAGCGCTGGCGGCGGTACAGGCCACGTAGCATCAGTTACAGCAGAAGGCACTGCTATTGGCTTGGTGGAAG